TGTATCTATGAACGCAGCGTAGGATTCAATCTCAGCGTCGTCTGTGCTGCCATCGAAACCATCTAAAACTTTAAAGTACTTTTTGGCGAACTTTCTCGCTCTGTGAATGAATCTTCTTTTCTTTCCCATTGTTGGGGTCCTCCTCTTAAGGGTTATACATTATAAATAGTACAAGCTTCCATCAATAGAAAAAGAAAAGCCCCACCAAATTAATGATGGGGCTTAAGTTTAACCTATTGCTAGATTATTGTTGCTTACTTGCCAGCTTCTCCGAGGAGACCTCTAACAACAACGAGACCATACATATCTGGTCGAACCATCTTCTTGGCGTAACGAGTCATGACACCCTTACGTGGCACGAAGTCTTCCGTACCGAAAATGGTTGGTGTGACCTGCAATGGTACGTATGGGGCGTAGACGAATCCACTTTCGAGGAATGAACTACCCTTACGACCAACGAGGATCACGTTTCGAACAAAGTAAGGATCAACATAAACGTCAAACTTCTTGCTCAAAGATCCAGCCTTTACAGCACCGATGGTGCCTCTGTCCTGGTCAGCAGTTACGCTTGCGCGGAAACCACTGGTGAATTCCAAGATGTTAGCAACCTCAGGAGAACAAACAACAAAGTTTGCTCCGCCTCGGAGTGTCTTTCTGTGGATCTGGGCTGAAACATCATTGATGGTTTCAATGAGAGTCTCATACCATTCACTGACAGTACCAGTGAAGTCAGGTGCTGCAGAGGCATGGCCAATTTCAGCGCCTTCGGAGTCTACGAATAGACCCGGTGCACGGCTCCAGTAACGAGTACCAGCAGTTGCACCGTTTACAAGGTCACCGAGAAGCTCACGGTCGATTTCCAAAGCAATCTGCTCTGAAAGAATACCAGTAAGCTCAACCTCTGCATCCAAGTTGTGGTATGCGTTGAGGTCCTGACCGAGTTCTGGAGACCATTTGGCCTTCAGTTTCTTGGTCTGTGCGGTGACTGCGATTGAGTCGACCTTGATGTCGATCTCAGCCATGTCAGCTGCGTTTTCAAGTGGTATGCCGCTACCGTCAGTACCGACAAGATTAACTGCACCTACACCGCCGGATACAGCTTCAAGCTGATCAGCCTTTGGATAAGAGAAACCTATACCGTCATTGGCGGCGAGGTCGGCGTTGTCGGCGTGGTCGATATCTTCACTAGCAATAATCGCTAGTCTCAACTTATCAACAGTACCGTCACCAGTTGTGTCAACAAGCTTTGTCAAGCGCTTTACCTGCTTACCTGGAAGTGCAGTTTTTGCGCCGGCGGCTTGCTTCTCAACCTGAATAACTCCAGAGCTTGTTTCGATAACAACACCACCGAGAGCATCACGATTAAGGTCAGCTGGAATAGCCACGTCAACGAGAAGCAACTTGGTAGTACCAGGAACATCATCAGACAGCACGTCTACGTCGTAGTCTATGAGCTTCATCAGAGTTTCGCTTGCAAGAATCTCAGTAACTGTCTCACCTTCGTCGGCCAGTGGGAAGCCCGAAACTTCGGCGATGTGACCGGCAGCGTCGAGGACGCCAACTGAAGATGTTGCGTGAGAAAAACCTGTGTTAAAGTCATAGAAACCTCCAGCATCAAGACCGTTGCCTCTAGAACCTAAGTCAACACCAGTCTGGATTTCTTTAGCTACCTTGTTTCCGCCATAGATCGACGAACCGTCGCCACCGCGCTTGTCGGGGCTCTTGATGAAATCAAGGAAGAAAATGAGACCTGATGGCAGGCTCATTGGCTGAACGCTGACGAGATCGTTAGCGATCAATCCACCGAATACACGGCGAACGATTGGGAATGCGACGGCTGCGAAGCCTTCGACATCACCGGCACCCATAGCTGAAGCTTCGCGAAGAAGTTCCTTAGCTTGGTTTTCGAGAAGCATAGCCATACCCTGCTTGTGTGAGCCTTCGTTAAGACCCTCAAGCAAGCCAGTAGCTTCCCATTTGTTTAGTAGAGCGGCGCCTTCAGCTTGCATATCGCGAGACTGAACGCCCTCTGTTAGTTTTTGTAAAACAGACATTATAAAATCACCTCCTTTTCTATAAGATTTATTGTGTCTTTATCCCTGCCAATTTTTGCATTCTATTGAATAAAGGATTGGCTTCCTTGTTTGGTTGCTCATTACGAGCCGCGACAAGTAGCGATGACCTTCTCGATACCACTTCATTTAATGTTGCACTCTTCCTCACGTCTGAAGTAGTTGTAACAGTTTCATTCATAGTGTCAAAGACTATCTTTGCTTCTTGTACAGTTTCGGCTTTGGAAATGGCTTCGACAATTTTTCTTTTTTGTCGCTCATTCAAGGAGGCATTTTCTAGAGCCTGGTTTATATACAGCAACTTTGCGTTAGAAACATTCATGGTCTCCAACTTTTCTTGCATAGTTTCAAATACTGTGTTAAATTTCTTGTTCTGCTGCTGCAGCTTTGTTGCCGCAGAGGTTAAAATCTTGTTTTCTTTTTGAAGAGCAGCAACATTCTTTCGAAGTTCCTCGTTTTCTTCTTTTACTTCGCTGTCTTGCTCTCTGGCAAGCAGCATTGATTCATATTCTTTCATCACAGGCTCAGGCGTTCCTGCCCAACCTGATTTTTGTGGCTCGAAATCAACTCGAACCTTCTCCATCAACCCTTCAAGATCGATTTCATCTTCTTCGAGACCCATCTCAGAGAGTACTTCCTGCATCATGTCAACAGTTAGGTCAGCAGTGGGTGCGTCGTCCATGTCAATGTCAACTCCCACTTCGTTGTCGTCATCGAGATCGAAGTCGTCATCGAAATCAAGGTCTTCTTCATCATCATCAAGGATGTTGATTCCAAGGTCTTCATCGTCGAACTCATCGCCCGAAGCAAATGGGCCGTCGACGTCGTCTTCATAGTCAGCTTCTAGTGAATCTAGCTTAATGCTTATGATCTCGTCGTCGTCGCCAGAAAAGGCATCGGGGATTGAGCCCATGACACTGTCTGGGTCGAGGGGAGTCTCTTCGGATGTTTCTTCTCCGGTTTCCATGTCCAGATCTTCTCCGGTGTCTTCTAAACCCATCTCGGTTTCAGCTCCGAGATCGGCCAAAGCGTCCATCGCATCCTCTGGGGCTTCCTCCAGTAGGCGGGACATAGCGGTCTTTACTTCTTCTGAGTATTTTTCTACTACTAATTGCTCCGCGTTCTTGAGGGCGGCTTCCTTGAGGGCTTTTGCATCGATGATGGCTCTTTCAAGTAGGTTTGACATTCTTTTGACTCCTAACGATTGTGATTTTTTTGTATAAACAAATAGTTTTGTCTCTATTAATTAGTATTAGGGTCAACTAAAGGGAAGGAAAAATTATTTCGCGGGTGCAGAGTTTACAGCGGCCATAAGTTTAGTGGCTGCGTTTAATGCAACGTTATCAGAATTTTGAAAAGCAATTCTATCAACTCCCAGAACGTCAACGGTGTTTCCTCCGGTATATGTGGATACTGCAGTACCGTCTTTTAACTGAATTGTTACATCTGCTGCAGCGGCGTTCTTTAATTTAAACCATGCTCCGAAAGCATGAACATATCCCCAAACTGTGATTGTATTATTATTATCGTCGCCGTGACAAGCCGGTGCATACAAATGTAAATATCGCTGACCTTCAGTTGCGTATCCAGCAGTCGCGGCGAGGGTTGCGAAATTAGTGTTGTTGTTTAAGATCGTGACGCCGGCGGCATGTTTCCCTGCTACGTTTTTTGGTTGCCGGGTTCTGCCCCAACTGCTGTGTCTGTGAAACTCCGATGCGGGAGTAGGTACGTTGTTGAATCCTGATGCCATTTTTTAATAATCTCCTATTTAAAATTCTCAAATTTGTCTTTATAGTCTTGTGTAGACTTCTGAGAAAGCTTTTTCTTTCTTTCTCTCTTCTCTTTCATCTTGAGTGACTTCTTCTTGAAGTATCTTCTTTCTTTTAACTCATCGAACAATCCTGATTTCTTGCACTTTCTAGTGAATTTCTTGATCATTCTTTCAACTTGTCTTTGGTCGTGTATTACCACTTCCACATGTACTGGTGTTCTTCTACCCATTATAATTCCTTTTCTTTCTTTACTTTAAGTTCTGCCACTTGTGGCCTGCTAAGCTAAATAAACTGGAGATGTCAACTCCTGCGTCAGTTGGGTCCTGTCCTGCAAGGGGGCCATGGCCATTGGAGTTCCCTGTGTTGGGAAGCGGATTTGTGCCTTCGAAGACTCCACTCATCTTTTCTCCGCCCATTGCGTTTAACATTTTCTTCTTAGTCTCCAAGAGACGCTTTCTTTTTTGTTCTTCTTGTTCTTTCCTCTTTGCGAGTGTGGCTTCGGAAGTAGGCTGGTTTACTGCTTTGTTTTCCAACAGTTGTCCTTGAGCCTTTGTGATTCCAAATGCAACTTCTGCTACCAGGTTAGAGAGTACTCCCTCTTCAAACAAAATTTCCTTTACGCATTCTTTAATAATGCTTTTCAGTTCTGACTTTTTCATTTTTCTCCAAACTTGTATAAAAAGTTCGTCAATGTTCGATTGATCTTGTCTGCAGGCGTAAAGATGTTAGATGGTTGTTTGGCCTCTGTCATCATAAACGCGCCCGGGGTTGATGGATCGGAGACCATGTCGAAACAAATCAACTGGAAGTCGTCCTCTACCATTGTAACTCCGTTAGACTCTGTCACACTGCCGAGGCCTCTCGAAGAGATACCTAACTGGCAGCCGGCTTTCACCAATTCTTGAAGCACTCTACCGGATGGGGTGTTTAGCACTTCAATTTTACCCATGCACTTGTTGTCTTCCATCCAAATCTTTGTAACCAAATGAGATGCGTTGGACAAGTTCACAACACTAGTGTCCGGGTGGTCAAGTTCACCTAGTGCTCTTCTGGATTCTACCATGTTCATGTAACTTTGAACCTCTCTTTCCAAAATAGCATGCGGATAAACTCTTCCGTTTCCGTTTTGAGTTTCGGACATTTGCATTATACCCGATAGGATACACACTTTACCTTCGGCAACTCTTCGCTTTTCGTCCTCTGTTAGAAGATCCTGGCAGACGCCGCCATCGCATAATTCGTAATATTCTCTTAGTAATTTCATTTTATTCCTCAAAGCGGGGGTCACCCGCGTCATCTATTTGCCAGTACAACAGCGTCGAACTGGTTGTAGCTTCCATTTCTTGTTTTCTGAAAAATTCATTTAATCATTCCTTTCTATGTGCACAGTGTGATTCACATTAATTCCATCATCACCCATTAGCATGCTTCCTAAGAACGACGCGGCTGAACCCGCGCAGGCCAACAGAAACCCGGTGACAAAAGAATCGTCAAAAGTAATTAGTTGAGTATAGTCCTTTACGGACCATAAAAATAGGCCGGACCAAAAGCCAGTGCACATTGGGCACTTAAGCAATTGCCCTAACTTTCCGGACTTTGGGCGGATTGGGTCGAATATTTTTCCGTATACGAGGATTTGTGTAAGGCCATACGAAATAAGACAAAACCAAATAAAGTTCACTAGTCCTCACTTTCGTCTTCTCGGATGAGCGAATAGTTATATTGAAAGCCGTATGGTCCGATTTGCTTATGCATCGAGCCCTTTCTGTCCGACTGTGGTACGTCTCCAAGTTCGGTTGAGTCCTCGTCGGAAGGTCGCAGCAGCGAGTCCAATCTCTCGTCATCAAATTCCGCGGCGGTCCTGAAGTATGGCTTTTCTCCAGTGATGTATTCACTCAAAGTAAACAAAAAAGCCTGAGTAGAATCGATACCTGGAATTTTAGACTCTGTCACCTCTGCTTCCATAGACCCGTATACGTTTCCGCCCTTAATGCTAGCGTGAGTAATAATTCCTTTTCTAGCAAGAAACGAAAACATTCTATCCTGTGCCGCGTAGACCTTGTCACTCATTCTTTCCTTTGGAAAAGCTATGCATTTGCTCTTTTCCTCTAGGAACACGATGTCTATATCTTCATGGTCTAGAATGAGAATGTTTCCGCCCAGTGTTCTGCGAGCTTTTAGCTTTACCCTAGGGTGCATTTCAATTTTTGCTTTAATTGTCATTTTCTTCTAAATCTTCCAACAACTGCTGCGCGTTTAAGACAATCTCTAGAGTGCGCGTATCAATCTCTGTGCTTTTTGTTTCATCTAAAACATTATAAACCTGGTCTAATTTTTCAATCAAAGTTTCGTTCTTAGATATATTTTTCATTTTTTTAGCCCCTTGGAGTGATTCCTTGAGGCGGCCGATCTCTTCATTCAGGTAAACCTTAAACTCAATCCCGTTGTCCGCAAATGATGAAATATAATTCCCCAATAGACTCTTCTGATTTTCGCTAAGCCTGCTTGTGTATTCACTATTAAATTGATTCACAAAAGTCTTGTAGGTCAAAGAATCTATTGGCTGCTGAAGTTGTGTAGAAGTGTCTATGGAGGATGACATTTGATCCACAATATTCTCTTCTAGAAGGACTCTATCTTTAACCGGAAGAGTTTCCTGAAAAATAGAATATACAGACGCTATGGTTTTGTAATTCGGTACGAAATTCTTGTAGACCTTGTTTGACAGTGTTCTGTTTATCTTGTTAATTAGAGCACTCTGTTCCTGGAACAGTCTTTTCTTATCTAAGCCGTCGTGCTTCTCTTTAACTTGGTACATTATCTTTTCTGCCAAGTTCTTCTCAATCTCTCGGGTTTCATAGATTGATTTGTAGAGGTCCAGTTCCTCTTTCAATACCGAACTTCCACCGAAATGGTCTTTGATTATGGATACTATCTTGTTTTGCTTATTTTTATTGTTTTTTACAACAGACTCGGTAAGCTCTCTCACCAAGGCTTCATAAACAAACGCGGTGTTCCTCTTCTTATTGTGCTTCAGTCTCATCTTTGTTCTCCCTTGCTTTTAGGCTCTTGAAAAGAGCATTTAACTCTTTCTGCTCTTTAAGGATCTTTCTTTCTTCTACTTTATAATTAGTAGCTTCAGACTCATATATACTCGTTCCTTTTGTAAGTCCAGTCAACTCGCTATAACCCGGGTATAATTTGCGCGGGGTTCCAGTTTCAGGTGCGGCTGCTCTGTTCATGTTTTTCTTTCTCGGGCCGGAGGACTTTCTTCTGTCTCCCCCTGCCTTAGTTAATCGTGGTTCGTACCACCCATGCGACTTGGCTGTAGTCGTTCTACCTTTTGAATCTTCTCGTTTGCCCGGTGGCGCTGCGAGTAAATCTCCCTCTTCTGGACCTGCAGGCGCAGATGCATCGGCGGGGGTGGCGCCAGCTGCTGCATCTGGGCCTGCTCCGAGTTCGGGCTCTTCTCCCACAGCACCGGTACCGCCGGGTTCGCCGATGTCACCAGGTAGTTCACCTCCTACATCTGGGCCAGCATTCAGTCCTGCAGTTGCTTCTGCTTGTTCTGCCTCACCCGCGGTCTCAAGTGCTGCTTCAAATCTCTTGTCATAGAACATTTCTCTTCTGTTTCGTACGAAATCTTCATCAGACATACCAAACAGGCGCTTAGCCAACCACTGCTTGGAGAAGAACCCTTCAGTTGCGGATCCGACTATGTCGAACTTAGTCTTCCAATATTCCAACTCTTGCATCTCTGCAATTTTAGATGGATTGTTTAGTGTACAATTGAATGAAACAAGATCCTCGTCCCTATAACCCAGAGTGTACAAGTGTATAATTCCTATTTTTTCAATTTCTGAAAGAACTGACCTCTGCAGTCTCTGTATGGTTCGCGCGAACCTAACGTCCTTCTGTGCCAGTGTCGTCTTGTCCTCCATTGCTCCGTCTTTGTCTGAAGAAATGTAAGCAGTTGGTACTTTTAGAGCTGAAAAGAGTTTGTCCCTAAGATATTTGACATCCTCTATGTCTCCTGTGTACTTACCTCCGGCGATGGGTTCTATTTTTGTTGATGTGTTTCCCCTTACTGGAATGAAGTAATCTTCCTCAACTGAAAGAGGGTTGTATCTAAGGTCTACTCTGCCTGTCTGACTGTCAACAACCTGGTTTCTTTTCATCGTGGTCATGACTTTCTGCATATATTGTTCCACATCTTGAGGAGGAATGTTTCCGACATCGATGTAAAATGCACGGCGTTCTGGTGATCTAACTATTCTGTATGCCATCATTGCATCCTCTAGCAAAGTTAGTTGCCTCCAGATTCTTCGTGCGGGCTCTAAAACAGAAGTTCCGTAAGGATTATATTTATCTTGACCTAAGATTCGAAAATGGCCAACTTGCCAGTTTTCAAACGTGATGCCAGCGGAATTCCACTGATATTGCACATAATTTGGATTACCTTTGTCTTCTCCTTCTAGGCGCTCAACCTCTCTGGTTGGTAGCCCAATGACCGACGTCACCCCAAGACTATCATCTATGTCCAGGTATAAGAAATAGTCTCCGTACTTACACATTGTTCTGCACCATGAAAACATGTTATGTTCAACATTAAGTACATTAGTGTATAAAGATTCTAGTATTGCCTTTATTTCTTGATTATCGCAATTCACAGACATCATTGGTGTTAGAGCTGAATACGTTGTCATCTCGTCTGCATAAATGTCTAAGGCTGAGGCGATCTCTGGCGTATACTCCATCTGATCAAAGTCCACATACCTCTCGGTTCTTTGTTGAGATGTCATATATTGAGCTTGCAGATTGTCGTATGGATTGTATGCTGTTTTTTTGAAATCTCTTCCTGACGCGGATGTAAACTTATTCGCGTATTTGTCCAGGTCGATCCTACGCAGTCGATGACTATTTTGCGTCCTGTATTGAGTCAGCGGACCTGAAAGTAGCTTAGTCAATCTTCTAAAAAGTACGCTTTGCGGGTTTCTTGTGTTGTTTTTATCTTGTTTTGCCATTGTTTTTATCCTTTAAACAACCAGGGAAACTCTGAATAAGCTTGCTGTTGTTTGTTGAAGTCTTCTTTCATCTTTAAATCTTTAGTACCTATCATTCCATTTATTCTAGTGTCCAATTCATTGCTGGACTTTGTTATCGAACCAATGAATGCTTTTGCATATTCTCTATCTTTTTGGTTTGCAGACAACGCAGTGTCTCGAACCCAGCAGCCCATGGCACAAGCCATTATAAGGTCATCGTTATAAGATCTCATAGCTTCGGCCCGTCCATTGGACCAAACAAATGTCTTCATTTCTGACAATAAACGTGCTGAATTTATCTTAATTAGGTTATTTCTGATGAATTCTTCCAGTTTAGCTACGATTAAGGGTCTTGTTTTTGAAGTTGTAGAGAACCCTGCCACCGCGTTTGACATTTGATCTGCCTGATATTCCTCTACGAACTCATGTGTTGACTTGACTGAGTGGTACAAGTTAGGATACCTCATTTCTTTCAACTTGTCAAGTACTGCAAACCCTACTGAGTTATTTTCTACCACCAACAGTCCGTTTCCATATTCTTGACCTATGTCGAACAAGACTCTAGAAAAAATGTCTGGTGTGACCTTTCCTTGATATTCCGCTACTATCTCCATCGTATCCAAGTTAAACACATGACATGCAGAATAGTCTTTACCATCCCCTCTTGCTACGTCTGCCGCAAGAAAGTATGTGCTCTCCTGGTTCCTCTCTTTCCAGATCCAAAGATTTCGATCGAAGCCGGTGCGGTGCTTAGGCTCGCTAGTGTTGTTGATGCACCTTTCAAGGTCCTCAGACGAAAAAACTGTTTCACCTGACATGTTGAAGTTGCACTCTAATTCTTGTGCTATTTCTCTCCTAGACATGTTACGTGTCTCTTTTTCGAACCATTCTTGGTCTCTGTCTGGGTGCTTGGCCCATGGGAGCTTTGTAGGGTAAAAATCGTTGAGCCTACTTTCCGACTCTGTATAAGTCTTGTGAAACCAGTTCCCTACACCATTAGGCGTTGAAAGTGCAATGCATCGACCACCAGTTGAAAGCGTGGGGTACAAACCCATCCACAACTCTTCCAATCCTTCTACGTGCGCAGCCTCATCGATAACCAAAAGGGATAAGGCTTCAGAGCGTCCAGCGTCTCCAGACGTGGAGGAGGCCTTTATTTGAGAACCATTTGATAAAACAAAAGATGTTCGATTGTCTATGTCTACTGTTGAAATCTTAAGCCAAGCTGGGAGTGCTTTGATAATTGCTTTTACTTTTTTCACTAAATTTGCAGCAGTGCTGAATTTCGTTGCTATGACCAACACGTTCTTTTCTCGATGAAACATCATCATCCAAGCGACATAGGCTGCTGTCACAGTAGAGATGCCGAGTTGGCGCGCTTTCAAAATAACGTTAAAGCGGTGATCTTCGAAATCTTCTAAAAGTTGTGACTGGAAAGGATAAAGGTGAAAAGGTATCAGACCTTTCATCGGATGTGTTATCTTTGCGTACGTGTGAATGAAATATTCTGGCTTCTTGCCGCAGCGGACAATTTCCTTCATTATTTCTTGTTTGGTGAGTTTTATCGCCACTAAAGCCTCTTATTTAAGTCCACCGAGGTTGACCATTTTTTCAAACTCTGGGTCGATTTTTTTCTCCGGCTCTGTTGGAATAGCTCCGATTCTGTAGCACTTGTGTACTTTAACGCTACAACGGATACGTGAGATGTATTCTACGAGGACGTCGACTTCACTAGGCTCAGATAGGGACAACGCGTTTTTCTTAATCTTCTTGTATTCTTTTT